AATGTCGGTATAAGTGGCGATTAGTTGCCCACTCCCCGGCTGCGTGATAACTGGTTCAGGAAACCTATTCCCATCGCTGTCTTGAGGCTCAACAAATAAGCTGCTAATCCGTGAAAAAGAAAACGGCACAAACCCACCTTCGTAAATCCATCTTGCCGTGAAATCGGCTAACCTAACCTCTAAAGTGTTACCGTCAATATTCAGGCTTACAGATGGATCACTAAAATCAACCCCCGCCTCGTCCTGAATTAGGATAATCGTGTTGGCTATTACGTCTTCGAGGTATGGGGCTTGGGGGATACTCAACGAATACACACTACCACCTCCCGATTCATAAGAATATTCGCCGCCCGATGGTACCGTTTCGACCAACTCACCGTCTTCAAATATCTTCACCGGAGCGCACAAAGGCGAAGTAGTCTGGTCATAGTCGTAATCTAACAGTGGCAGATCGCAAGTACCCTGTACCTTCCAAACTCGCAGCGTCATATCCACCATCCATCCGGTTGTTCTATCGCCGGTATATTCGACAAATTTCTGAGCCGGACTGGCCTCTTGGAGTGATGTCCAATTCTTCCATCGGTCGGAATTTTCGATGGTTTGGTACAGGTCGTTCACAACCTGGAGCATGTCGGATTCGACCTCGTGCTGTTTTCTTTCACCCTGTCCGGTTTGAAAGTCACCGACCCGATCGAGAAAGATGATCTGCAACTGGACATCTACCGCATCGTTGCGCACAGGAGCGTTCACGCAATTCACGGCCATAAGCGGGTAGGTCACGTCGTCCGCTGCGTTTACGATGGCCTGAATGTCACCGTAGGCCATGTCGTTTATCATCACGTGCGCGGCTGCCCACACCCGTAATTCATCGACTATTTGATTGATTGATCTCTGCATTAGGTCAGGTCGGGATTATCCCAATCGTACCCGTAGCTTCTGTCGCCGGTGCGATTGGTTCGTTTATTTCGTCGAATTGTTCCAATCGAATAGGATGGCTTCCGAACCCGTGCGACATCCTCGAAGTTATTCCGGTATTCCTTATACTTCGGAAATATGTCATCGTTGTCACACAGGTACCCGACCAGTTTTCGCGTGTAGAAATTCACGTCCTTTTTAATGTCATCCCGAAGGTCGGTCAGTTGGTCATTATCGCTGGCCTGAATAGTCTCGTCCGATCCCCGTCCGGCTGTTTTGTTTCGTATCTGTTGTGTCACCCTTCTGGCCACCCGAATCTCAACTTGTGCGGTTAGAAGTGGCCGGATGTATTTATCCAGTAGTGTGGTCTGATCGTTCGTTAAGGATTCATCCCGAATCGCCTGCCCGATTTCTTCGTATAGGGGTGATCCGAGTAGTGGTTCAATGAACCGATCCTGACAGCGAATGATCGAGGCATTGAGTACCTTCGAATTGACATTGGACTGGGTGAATCCAAATTCGGTCAGCGTCTCGGTGTCGATGAAGTATGTGATTGTCGTGGCCATATCTATAAGGATACAAGGTTTTGGACCCATGTGTGTCGGCAGTAGGGTTCGTTTCTGTCCGTTTCGGGATTGTGATACCACCCGCCTTTAAATAGCCACACGTTGCGGTCGGTCTGCATGGAAATTCGGTCGATTTCTTCGCGTGTGTAGAATCGGTCGGCTCGAATCAATGTGGCGCAGAACTCCCTCGTTCTGCCGTTGGGTAAAATATCCGGTCCCGATACATCCGGTCGTTTCTCGTAGGAATAACGCACCCCGATTTGTGGCGCGTCGTCTTCGGCTATTTGCTTGCCTTCGGGTGTAACCTCGCCCGAATCGGAATCAATCAACCCCTCAGCGGCCAGATCGTTGTAAATTCCGGCCAATATGCTCGATTGGATATCCAGTGCTTTTCGAATCGAATCGAACGAATCTCCATTGTTTATTAATGTCAGCACCGATGCGGCCTGTTGCGATAGATTCGGGGCGAATTGGTGCGCTTTGAGTAGTTCTGACTCCATCGCTTCGAGTTGCGTGTGATCTTGCACCATTTGGGATTGGACGACTTCGAATTCTTTTCGGTGTGTGCCGCATTTTAGCAGGGAAGATAGGATGTTTTTTTCCAGTGAGTCTTCCGAGTTGAATCGCGCCGGTTCGGTTTCTTTCTCCGCTGCTTTCGATAACCCCAACGGCACGTCAGCCAATTGAAAAGTACCGGTCAATCCATAGATCGACTTCATCAGGTACTCAATCGCCTCGATAATGGTGGCTTTTCGTTTCGCGAAGTAGTTGGCCTTCATAATGTCGTACGATACTTCCAATTCTTCCGAGCCGCCAATCTGCCCGGGTACTTTAATCCCGAATAGTAGCCCCGAAGTGGCTGAATGCGACTGTAAAATTCGATCTGCAATGACTTCGATTTTTTTATTGTACCGCTCAGGTTGGTTGTTGCCCATTAGCGAGGTAATCGTGACGGGTTTCTTCGAATCACCATCGCTCCAGGTGATCGAGATATTTCCGGCCGCCTCTGCTCCGGTCTGGCCGTCTCGGATTTCTCTTTCCAATAAGGCACGGTCTTCATCGTCAGGAATCCCGTCGGAAAAGTGCATGTGCGTACCTGATGTCCATCCGTTTTGAACCTCGGACAGGTCGAATTTGGCAATCTCAATATCAGTCATTATCGCCCGAATACCGGACGAGTAGGTAGGGAAGGGATAGGGCGTGTCGATCAGCTTCCGACCGTTCATTTTCTCCTTTGGCCGCTTCGATTTGGCCATGTAAACGAACATGAATTCTCCATCGCGGACGGCAGGGTCAAATTCGGGGTATGCCTTAGCGTTCTTGGCCTTTTTATTGTCACTCCAATCACTACACCGATACCATGTAGTCACCTCGTGCTCTTTTGGATCGCCTTTTCGCAACTCGTCCATATTAACGTGCTCCAAAATGACACCATTCCCACCGATTCTCCACTTCCCTTTGTAGGCGAATGCGTTGAATATTTCTAAATCCCGGCTAATCTCGTCCATTGACTCCTCAATGGTGTAGTCAGATTCCCAGTTTTTATTGGCGAGTATCCATTTGGCCTGATCTGACCCCGAATAGTTTAGTCCGCCCGCCACGGTGTAGTGAACCTTCCCGTTGATTAGCCCACCGTGTAGCGGTGATTCTTCGTATAGGTTAATCAACTGATTCGGGTACAGATTATCCTTACCCCACCCGATGACATTCACGCCACTAACGCGCCCGGGTTGCGGCGATGGCACTTTTGCCGCCATACCGAATTGTTGGTATGCGAATCGTTTCTTTTCGATCTTAGGTTGATTCATGTTGATAGCCTACGATATTAGATGAATGGAATACTTCTGCAATGTACTCACTTTTCGGCACAACGGCCAATCCGATTTCCAATGGTGAAGTATCGGGGATGTCGGTGTTCGCGTCGCTCGACTTCTCATAGATGCTGTACTGGTAACTACCGGCTCGAAGGTCTACGTCGCTCGGTAGTGTGATCTCAAATAGGTCGTAGCGGCGTTTCGATAGGTTCAGTTTTGCGGAGAACAATTTGGATACCTCCCGAGTCGCTTCATTCTCGAATACAAATAAGAAAAACGGGTCGTCCAAAGTCGCCCGTTCCGATGCCGTCACCCCGATAGGGTTAGACTGATTTCTTAGTAACAGTAGCAATTTTTCCCTGCCTTTTTTTCTTTATGAATTCTGTTTTTTTATCCCGGATAATGATGGTAATGTTTTCGGGATAGACTCCCACCATCGTCCTCAATGAGTTCGACCAGTAGTTTTGCCCGTAAAAATTAGGATCAATTACGTCGATGTAGTTGTATCTTTTTTTTGCTGCCATGTGGTAAAAAAGGGGTGAGCCAATCGACCCACCCCATTTATATTTATGATTCAGGCGCTAACAACGCGGTCACAAGTGCCGCTTCAATTGTTGGTGCCAGTTCATTCTCGGTTGCTGCGAGAGTCAGTGAAGATCCGTTACGGTCGCCACGCGCCGCTCCTGATCCAACTTCTCCCTCGTTCAGAGTCATGCCGCCGATTAGTCCGTAATGTCTCCACACCCCGTCCTGATCTTCTCCGATGACACCGATTCCAGTCGAGCGCCCCATCAGGTTAATGAGGTTGCGCGTTTCCTTTCGATTGTCATTGAGAATAATCGTTCCGGCCTGAGTGACATTGAACGTGTTATTCTCGCGGCTACCTACGAGCGTCTCGACAAAACTGGACAAGTCCTGTTCAAGTCCAAACGAGTAGGCATACTTTCCTGATGCCAGAGTTATGTCCGTGATCTCACCGTCTGCGTACGTCAGGGTTCCGCCATCGGTACGATTCTTCAACGTGTAGACCACGATCTGTTTGATGCCGCCTGTTGAGCGACAATCTGGCTTCGTGTATCCGGTTAAAATTTCACAGCTCATAATCTACGAGTCGTTTGTTGTGGTGAATTTCACGAAATAGTCTGAGTACACATACTGAACCCCAACGCGCCACTTGATCGAAATCTTGATCTTGTCGTCGTCCTGCGAGTACCACATGCGTACCGTATCCATGTCGCCGGTAATGTCTGTTCCGAAGAACGCTAGGTTGGTCGGAATCCAGTACACTCGATCCGTGCCGTCCAATCCGGTCACGTGATGGAATCGGATTCGTTTGGTCGGGATCAGGAAACTACGTCCTTCGTCCTCGTCCAATTGGTAGTGGAACTTGTTGTCAGCATACAACTGGTTCAACGCCTTGTTGTAAGTCTCGCGACCACCGACAGCGATCACATTTCCTTCGTCCATCACTTCAGTCGGCACCTTGTCACAACCGGCTTGCAAGATGTCCATTGCGTTAGCGTCGGTGATTTGGATAACTCCGGTTGTGTTGGCCTCGATGATATTCGTGTCGGCGCTGAACAACTTGATGAATCCGTCGATGACGTTCAGGTTCGCGCCAACCGCGTCGGTGTCACCCTTCCAGATGAGCGTCTCGGTTCGGAGTGCTGATTTCTTCACGTACAACGCCATCAGGATGTCGGCGAATGGCAACTCCTCGTCCTGAGCCTGTGCGCCTGATTGCAAAACAATCTGTGCCCACGTGCCGTTGAGGTCTTCGTTGCAATATTCTTCCTCGATCTTGACGCGCTTCACGGTCATTGCCTTATCGGTCAGGATTACCCCGCCGTCGGCATTGAATCCACATGAACTCGCGGCTTGCAGGTTTGCGTCGGTCGAAATCAATTTGATTTCTTCGGAACCTTTCACGTTCTCCATAGTGGAGATCAGCCCGATAGTAGGCGCTGACTTGACCAGTTCGGGGTAATACTCCTCCGACTGCTCGTCAACGTAATCTTCGAGCCCGGAAACGTCCCAGTCGAAGTTGTGCTCCACAAATTTTTGGAGCGACTTTTGAAATTTTACTCGTTTCATATTATTTGCGTTTTGTTTGGTTCTTAACTGCTTGTTTCCATGCTGGCGTTCCGTTACCCTTACCTTTTCCGGCATCGTCCGACTTGAACTTTTTCTTAGTTCCGTTAGAATTGACATGCTTTTCAAACGCGGATTGTTTCGTTTCAATCGCATCGAATCGCTGATCCATTCGTTTCGTGAACTCTCCGAGCGTATCGAGAAGGTCTTTCTTGAACGCTTCGGAATCGAATTCTTCATCAGATTCGGCTTCGGTAATTGCTGTGACCATTCCGGCTTCATCGAGGGTAATTACCATCGTGTCTACCAAATGATCACCGGCTGGGGCTGGTACTGGTTCGCCATCTTCTCCGGCGATCATCACCTGAGTACCTTCGGCTAACTCTCCCTCCCACATGATGACAACGCCATCAGCGGTTGTCGCTTCTTCGAATTTTTCTTGTTTGGGTGATCCAAACAACATCTCGAAAAACGACTTTGATTGTTTCGTCTTTGTTTTTGACATTTTTTTGATTGTTTGATTATTAACTAACTTTTGCGTGAACATCCCTTCGATTGAAAAACCGCGCTTCGATTTGATCTGACTCCATAGTTTTGGATCGTCAACTTTATAGCCGACAATCCAGCTTCCATCTTGGAGGTCTTGATCTGCGAATGCTTCCGGTGCTGTGATGCCTGACTCCGAATCAATCACAATTGACTGGAACATATACGCGCCTTTGACAGACTGTCCGTTATGATCGAGCGAAATGTTGTTGATTAAGCCAGTTTTCAGGGCTTTCATCGCAATTTGCTTTCCTGTTTGGTGGGAGAACATTACGTAATACTCTCCGTTCTCTTTGTCTTTCCGGTAAATCGGCTGGTCGGTTGCCAATGCCACACCGATAACCACCTGTTGCTCCTCGTCGAAGTGTATCTTCTTAGGGAGAGGTGTTTCCGAAAAGGTTAGAAAAGATTTCTGGTGGGCTGGCATCTTCACGAATGAATTCGCGGTGAGTCCAGTCTCGTCCAGATCGTCAATTTCCAGCATAAAAAGAGGTAGCTTCATAGCTATAAGAGTCAGAAAAGGCCAAAACGTGCAAAAAAATATTTTGTATTACAGAATATTATTGCATAGATTTGTTCAAAACAACATAAAATGACAGATAGAAAAAACACCAGGGGGCGGTCAATATCGTTACCCATCGAATTGGACGAGCAGATAGAGATCGACGCGAAAAGGAAATTTATGAGCGTATCGGGATTTATTCGGGAGATTTATATGGATTGGAAAAAAAGAGGAGGGGAGGAGTTATGACCAAATCGAAACAAT